GCTGATATAATGGGTCCCCTATTAAATCCCTTACCTTCCTGCCAAATCGTACAGCAAGTTCCGTGTTCATTGTTGCCTGGATAATCTTTAACTTAGGGTTTCTTCCTAAAAACCAGCTAGGCATAAGATACGAAGCAAACTCTGACTTGGAATGCCGAGGTGGCATGTTCACTATCAGACGTTTTAGCTCTCCACGAGCTATTCTCTCTAGCTTTTCTGCAATAATCTTGTGATGTCGGCCCTCGATAAACCCGTCATATACATGATGAACATAGGACATAAAGTCCTCGGCCGCCCGTTCACGGGTCATTAACACCCGCTCTTGCTGCTTCAGTAACAGGATTTCACGAAGTGCGTCCTCGGGTACGGCATCTAAATTAGGCTGAAGGTCGTCCATGGCCCAATGATAATATTTCTGAATAAATTTATCAACCCAACACGACACGACACTACTGTTGACGACACATCCCCAAAATATGGGGGGTGGGGGGTGCTTGGAACAAAAGGTGAACGCTGTCCGGACGGAGTAACCCCAAAAGATTATCGATAATCTGAGACTAGGGGAATGGTGAGAACAAAACGTGAACGGATGTTTTCCACAATGTGGAATAATATAAAATAATGTGTATTATCCCATTTTTTCCCTTGTATTATTATATTATCCTATGGTAGGATTTTTATAGGTGTGTCGCTATTGACACACCATCAACAACAGAGAGAGAAAAATTATGATTGATTATAATTTAAAAGCCTCGACTAGCACTAACGCAGAGACCGTTCACGCTAGACTAGTTAAGCATATTACTTTTCTTAACAAGCTTAAGACTGCACTCGAGAATGACTGTATTGAGCAGGGATTATTAGAGAAAGTCTTTGTTAAAGAAATTCAAATCGAGGCACATACTAGAAAACAGTATGCTCGTATTTGGAAGTAATCAACAACAGGGGGGACAGTGTCCCCCCAGAAAGGTAATACAATGGCACAAACACCACATGGATTACAAAATCCGATCCAAAAAGCTTTGATGTTTAACACTCCGAAAGACTGGAATGAAATACATCACTATCTTGAACAGCTTACCGGAGATGAAAAAACTGTTGCAACAGTAGTCGCTGGGACAGTCTGGAATCTAGCTCATAAGCTAGTAGAAGATATGATCGAAAGCGAAAACGAGCTTTACGAAAAGCTTAACCCAACCAAGTAATCAACAACAGGGGGGACACTGTCCCCCCAGAAAGGAAACAAAATGTCAAAATATAAACCTTATCCTGAGCCTGTAGACAAAGAGATTGGCCATAAGGTCTGTTGGTACTACTACGACAATCTCAAGGATGCCGAGGCTTGCAAAGAAGCGGCCCGTGTAAACGCTCATATTGATGCGGCCCGTGGGTATGACTTCGGTTATCGATCTCCCGGGTACGAGGAGATAACCAAGAATGACAAGGGCCTCTACGTTGTTGTCATTCCCTAACTCAACCAAGCAATCAACAGGGGAGCCTCGAGCTCCCCAGAAAGGAAGAGGAAAAATGGAAGAGGAATATGTAGATGATTGGTCCTGCAAAGAGTGTGGACACACTGGGATAAGTGAAGCAGAGGATACCTGTCCAGAATGTGGTAGCACATGGGCAGAACAAAATGATTAAGGAAATATTAAAATGGGCAGGTGAGTTTATCACCTGCCTTCTGTTCATGGGCACACTTGCAGGAATCACTTGGTTTGTTCTTGTCGTCTATGGATAGAAGCGCAGGTCGCAGGTCGCAGGATTAATTTTATCCCGATACGTCAATTATAAAAAATCGTGTGTTAAAGTTAATAATCAAATAAACGTGAGAGGTTAAAACAATGAAACAAACAGTATGGAAAACAAACAAAAACGGTAGCTCTACAATTTATGTTCCAGCTAATCAAACGGAGCTTATGCGATGGATTATATGGGAAGGTGAAGCTGGTTTATGGGCGCATTCATTAGAACATGAGACAGATAAAGAATTATATGAAACTTTGGCAATAGATACCAAAAAACCTTGGTTTGGTATGATAGTAAAATAATGTTTGCTTTTTTATATTTATCTGTGCTAATCTTAACTTATCTTAAACAGTCATTACAGGAGAGAAAAAATGACGAAATATTACGGAACTGAAACAGAGCGAGTTTTAGTAGAAGATTTTGGAATTGCGGATACAAGAGCAATGTCCATAAGACAAGCCATGAGAGAAATACACAGAGCGGTATGTTATCTCGATAGCCATAATCTAAAAAGAATATGGCAACACTATCCAGAAATTGTTTCCGTCGCTAATTACTACGGAAGGAACGAAGACGGATTAAAAACTTTTACTCAAGAGGATCTAAAAAATGATTGATTTTAAGAGCCCAAATGATTGTGCAGACTGCGAATGGTTAGCAGATCAAACAGACGGAGAGATCACACTTTGTAATGAGTGTGAAGAAGAACTACTAGAATTAGAAAGGAACATGAAGAATGACTAGAGAATTACCTTTTAAATGTCTCGTATCTGATGAAGGTGAGACTGTTGAGAATCCATTTAGTGGGGAGAGCATTGCTCTCCCTGCCGATGCCGTAGCAGTCTATGATGTTATCATGGGTTACAATATGACCGCAGAGATGACAACAGATCTAAAACAGAGAGACAAATACTATGCAGTAGTAAGGAAAGGATTGGATTGGTTTAGAAAGCATGAGCCAGAAGGTTACATGGTTTTACTAGACTAGCGGAGTTCTCTCCAAGGGCAGGAAGGTTTCGACCTTCCTGCTTTTAATTTTTAAGCAGGAGGTTAAAATGCAGGCTTATGGTTTTAAAGAAACAAACTCAAGCAAAAGAATAGTAAGGTCACCTGAATACTACCAGAACATAATTGATAAATATGGAGATGGTGTATTTTCATTGGTGTTTAGTCACGACTATGCTGGCAAACAAGTCTTTAAAAACGAATGGTGTGGAGATGGTACACTGAGCAGGAATGAAAAAGACCAATTGTTTTTCACACCATATTATTAAACAGGAGATTAAAGATGGATAATAGCAAGTTAGGTTGGGCGGTGTATGTCGCTACCGATAAAGGTTTAAAACAAGAGTGTTGGTTTGATAATCGAGAAGATGCAATTAGACTCCAAGGTGAATACATGGATGAGCTAAAAGTAGAGGCAACAATTATACAAACAAATGAAAACGAAAACGAGGATTAAGATGGATAGATTTTTAGTAACATTTGAATACCAAGGTATGAGAAACACTATTGTCATTCTGGCTCATGACGAGTCAGGAGCTCGTAAGGCTTTGGATTATTATGACATTATAAATGTAGAAGAATGGGAGTATGAGACTCATGGCGAAATTATTAACATGCGTTGAATGCGGAGAGACTGGAGCAGGAGATTGTCCCGAGTTCAATAAGATAATGTGCGATGATTGTTATACTGTTGAGCGTGTAACAATCATGCATGAACAGGGATTAAATGACTTGTTTGAAGTCAATGAATATCTAAAGGAGAAATTAAAATGATAGACGGACTTTTTAAATATCGAAGTGACTACATCGATGCATATTGTGAGGAATTTTATGGACATACAAACTGGGAGTATGCAGAATCGGCAGATCCAAACGTGGCCGTTACTATTGTTGTTTACAAAAAACGTGATGAAGATGAAAACTAAACATAGCAAGCAGGACGTTATATAACGTCCTGTTTTTTTTTCTTGGATATATAGAAAGACGCAGGTCGCAGGTCGCAGGTCGCAGGAATAAAACTTTTTATCCTTGCTTTTATGTGCAAATCTGATAGGATAAATCATCAACAATAGAGAGAAGAAACAATGACAAACAAAATGCCAAACGGTTATACCATTTATGACGGGCCAAGCTTAATAGATAACATGCCTATTATTTGTGTCGCGTTAACTGGTAAATCTAGAAATAGCAAAACTGGCGCGATGATGCAGACTGTTATCATCCGTAAAGACATACCACCAATTGAAGCAAATAGAATAGGAGCAGATTATTCTATTTGTGGCGAGTGCCCGCACAAGGGCACGCCAACAAATAAGGACAAAGGCACGGCCGCAGGCCGCGCTTGCCATGTCACATTAATGCATAGTCCGAATACAGTTTATAAACAATTTCATCTTGGTGCATATCCGCATTTAAGCCAGGACGAATTGCCAGAGCTCGGTAAAGATTGGAAAATTAGGATCGGTTTTTATGGTGATGGTGCCTGCATACCGAGCGAGATCTGGAAAGCTTTATTGTCACAAGCAAAAGGTCATACCGGATATAGCCACCAAATAAACCAGTCACAAGCAGATTTTCTTGCAAGCTTGTATATGCAATCAGTCGAAACTGAAATGCAAGCTTTTGCGGCATGGTCTAAAAACATAAGAACATTTAGGATTATAAAAGATGTTTCGGAAGTGATAGACGGTAAAGAGATTTTGTGCCCTGCTTCCGAAGAAGCAGGAAGCAGAACAACTTGCCTCGAGTGTGGCCTATGTGCCGGAACACAAACCAAATCTAAAAAGTCAATTGCTATTGTCGCACATGGTGCAGGCAAGAAGCATTTTGCGGCATAGTATAAGAGGCCTTGTGCCTCTTATTTTTTGATGATACCTTTTTATTACGCACGTTCTCCTATAGACAGAGAGGCGCAGGTCGCAGGTCGCAGGTCTGTGGCTCTCTGTTCCATAGATTTAAGGCCGCAGGTCGCAGGCTCGCAGGTAGATCACAAACGCTGCCGATATATAAGGCCGCAGGCCGCAGGTCAGAGATGCAAGATCCATGGATCTGTAAGGCTAAAGCCCCATCAAATAAAAATACATCGCCTTGGAGAGGTGCGTGGAGCAAGAAAAAACTTGCACCACCACAACGAGAATGCGCCAAATGCCAAGCAATTTGTGACTTTTGCACCTTTACCCTGCCATTTTTTAGTATTTTTAATTCAACCCATAGCGGAACACCATCCATACAGATGTAACAGTCTGGCATTCCTTCAGATACGCGGTTCTCAAGCCTCTGACAATGCGTCTTTTTTGGGAAGCTTTTCTTCAATACTTCCCATAACTGTTTCTCCGTCTTTGGCATTTTCTGTTACCTTATACTCACCTTCTACAAATGCATGTGGGTATGACTTTCTGAGTTCAGATAATCTATTCACTATTTCCTCTCTGGAAAGACTATCTATCTGGTGTATGTGGTTTGCCTCGCGTCTGTCTATTGTAAGACCGCCAAGGCTCGAGCGTATTTTTTCGGCATTGATTGCCGCAGAATATTGTCCTGCCTCTTCAGCCCCTTCCGAGAGCTCTGCAAGCCTCTTTAATTGTCCAAGCAAAGTAATTCCATATTTTCTTTCCCTAGTCTCTCTTAATTCTTTTATAAGCTCGACTACTTCTGGGTATGATTTACCATCTAAAAGCTTTACTGCATGGTTACGAGCAGAGTCGTGGGCATACCCTGCCAATCTTGCACAATCTGCATTTGAATTTTTGCCTTCAACATATAATTTTGCAAACTCTCTTTGCCTTTGTGTTAGACCAGAAGGCCTTCCAAGTTTCTTTTCCAATAGTAAAATCTCCTCAAATTTTAACTTTAAAAATTATTTTTTCGTGCGCGGTATGCTTTATAGCCCTAAAAAGTGTAACCAACGTAACCAATTTGTAACCACCACTGTTATAAAAAACAATAACTTAGACACATGGTTACATGGTTACACTGGTTACAAGACTTTTTTAAAAAAATTTTTTTATTTTTCATCAGAAACTACTATATGTAAAAAGATAAAGATTTATTCAGATAATCACTTGACATGGGAAAACCTATTCATTATTAGTATATTATCAACATTTTACTAGAAGGAACAGAAAATGGCAACACAACAAACAAATGACCAGTGGATCGAGGACGGAGATTATTCCATCGAGAACCATGGTTCAGTGTTCTTGGTCTTCCCACAGAATGAGGATGCCAAGGAAAATTTAATCAACAACGTATCTAACGAAGTACCGTTTTTAGGTGATGCGATGGCCGTTGAACCAAGGTTCATCACTCACTTAGTAGAGATGTTTAACAATGAAGGTTGGAGGATTTGCTAATGAGGAAGTTAGTTTTAGCATCATCAGATATGAAATTAAAGCATGTCGTAGAGGCCATAGAAGATTTAGAAAATATTTTTGCCGTTTGGGATGAAAATGTTTGGGTAAATTTTAGCGGAATTTGTGCCCCCATAGACACCACAGGGCTCGATGAAAGTGATGTCAAAAAGATAGAACGCATGCACACTGTTTTAAGACACCTAGGAAGTGTTAGAGAAAAATGGGAGATAGCGTAA